CTAGTGCATTAAATATGCGCAAACCAGAATCTATTAGTGAAGTTTTCACTTGGTCGTTCTGGCAAGGTTATTGAACCTCTGAAAGAGGTTGAGGGGGGGCATCTTCTGCGAAGATATTATTACCCCCCCCAACTTCACAGTTAACATGGGCACCACTGAAGTACCTAACTGGGAAGTTAAGATTAACAAAGAACCATCGTTGAGAACTTGTATAGGAAACGGTGGGTTATTTGAATGTAAAAACACATTTACTTGTTATCTGTCAGAACGATGTACGGATTGCAGAAGAAAAGTAGTACAGAGAAGGATGAACTGTCGGCATTGTTGGCCGAATGATTGCAGGTGTTTTTAATGAATGTTCAAAAAAGGCATTGGTGTTTTACAGCTTATGCTGGTCACCTAGGGCTAGATGATGATTTCTCTTCTGAGGAAATAATCGATGCGATGCGATCACATTGGGAATCAGTTAATGATTTACCGGGAATCCGGTACGCAATAGCACAAATAGAAATGTGTCCAACTACACATAGGTTGCACATACAAGGTTATCTTGAATTTAAAGATAGTAAAAGAATGAATACTATTTACAAGATGTTTCCTGCTAATCTTGAATACAGGAAAGGCAGCAGAGATGATGCAAGAGACTATTGTCGAAAGAAAAAATGGAAAGGAAAAGACAAAGGCCAAGTGCAACGGCTACCCGAATTTGGGGAGTGGCGTAAGGAGAGAGTTACTGGAGTTTCTCCTAAACAACGTGTTTTAGAGATGTTGAAGAAAGGGTTTACCCCTGCATTAATTTTACAATATGATATAGAAGCGTATTTTACGCACTATAAAGCGATAGAATCTGTATATCGTGCAATGGAAGAAGCCGAATTGCATCAAGGTATTCCTATTGAGGAACAGGTAGCAATAGAAGTGGAATCTTTAATAACCCTCGGCGAAGAAGAGTAATTATGGCAAGAAGAAAATCCATGAAAAAAATGAAGAAAGTACAACCAGCAGTTACTAGACTGTGGTTTCACATAAATAGCAATAATTCAACTAATTATGTAGATATCAGTTTAGCAGCATCTGCAGCTAACAGACGGTTTTATCGGCAAGGTACCAACTGGGCAGTAGCAAATATGGAATTACATACTTTTGCTTCTGCAACCGATGCACCTACTGGTAGTTTTACAATTAGTAAAATCCCAGATACTTGGGTTGCACATAATGCACATACTAAGGCAAAGGCTCTTTGGATGAAGTCACAAAATCAGGTACTAGATGAAATGCCTTCAATTAAGGCAAAGTATCGTGATTACAAGATATATTTGGATGCAAATATGGTTAGGTCTAGTATACAACCATTTACCACCGCACCAGCTGCTGACGGTGAAATAGCAATCCCTGTAGATTTGGCTAACAAAACTCATGCACTTGGAGAATGGATTTATTCTACAATTCAATTGCCAAACGATGGTGGATCAGTTCCACCTACTGAAATCACAATGCATATGGTCGGTGACGATGATGGTGATTCAAGAGGATTAATTCATGGCTATGCATTATCTAGGGCTCGAGAACAATTATTTGAGCCTAACGTTCCATCTGATGATGGATGGATGAACGATGTATTTGACGTGGCTGATTTAAATGAAGATATACGAGAAGATGTTGTAGAAAATAATGATAAGGCTCCATATCGTGTTGGTGATGCTAATGCAACAACTCCAACATTAGATTTAGAGTTTTATCCTGGTGGTAAAACAAATGTGCCAAACGCCGCTATTCATAGTAGGCAGTTTATATCTGCTTCAACTGTTGGTGGAACAACTTACATTCAAGGTGGTCAATTTGGATGTGGATTAATGAGATTTGATTTTAATATTTCTAATGCACAAGATTCTATGTATTTGTGTATAGATTTAGTTCCTGGTAATGAAAAGGGATACTTAACGGAGGCTTACTGATGCAAACGGAAACAATATTAGAAACAACAAAGTGGGCAGCTATGCTGAACCATATTAAACAAAACCGGATTGAATACCTTTTAGCCACTGCATTCTTGCATATACTGGGGCTAACAAACAAACTCTATGCTCAAGTGGAAGGAGTGTGTATTTGATGGCTTATAGAAAATCAAATTATAGCTCTAGAAGAACTTACAAACCTAAAACCCGTATGGGTAAGGTCTTTAGAACAAAGAAAGGAAAATTAGGATGTTACAAATATGTCGGAAACCGCCGAGTTGCTTTTGTCAGAAAGAGTCGAAAATATTGAATGTGATCGCTGCGGAAGCAGTAATGTTTACAAAAAATACATCATGGTTGCCGAAGTAGTTCACTGTGTTTGTGATGAATGCGGCAAGGAGTGGGTAGAATGAAAAAGGAAATGTTTGAATTTCTTTTTGGTATGGCAACTGGTCATGAATATGAAGTTCTACCACCAGCCCGTGCTCCTTACGGGCATATAGTATATGGCAAAAAATACGTACCTCGTCATTTGAGGCCAATGTTCGAAGGTCACAAAACTTATCCTGAGTTATCAAGGCGTTATTCTCCTGTATTTGCAGGCGCCGTTAGGGTAGCTGCTCCACCTCTTCTTGTGGCATACCCGTTTGTAACTGCTACAGCACATTATCCTGAAGTAGCAGGCCCACAATACCAATCCGCTATGTCGGGTCAAATGGGTATTGGATCTAGTGCATTAAATATGCGCAAACCAGAATCTATTAGTGAAGTTTTCACTTGGTCGTTCTGGCAAGGTTATTGAACCTCTGAAAGAGGTTGAGGGGGGG